TTCGTCCCGACTGATGTTGGTTGGTGCTCGAATAATCCCGACGACTTCTCGAAGATCCTGACCGAGCTTTCCCAGAACGATAAACGGAATGAAATGATCATCGACCTGATCCGCGAGCAGGTTAGCTTGGGAAGAAAGGTCCTTTTCGTTGGAGCTAGAATCGAGTCCCTGAAATACCTCCACAACAAAGCCAGTGAGTTCTGCTCGGTGGTCCTGTACGTGGGCTCAACGACTCAGAAGCAGGACCTTGCGTTGAGGGAAGGACTGGCTTCGGGAGTCACCCAGGTCATCTTCGCAGATAAGAAGGTAGAAAAAGGCTTGGATTTACCAGCACTTGATGTTCTTATTTTAGCAAAGCCAGTCAACAACGAAGCGACCGTCACCCAGCTCGTGGGAAGAATTGTAAGAGCCCTTCAAGACAAACCAACGCCAATCGTCTACGATCTCTACGACCGAGGCAATCTGGCCTGGAGGTTCGCAGGCAATCGGTTGAGGTGGTATCGAGGACTTGGATACAAAATTATTGGCAACCCTGATTTTTCGCTTGACACGCCGCATGGCTCGTGCTAAGTTGAATTCAGATGTGAATTAAAAATGAGAAGTGAATTGGAGACGAAATGAAATTTAAAGAAGGAGACTGGGTAGTTATCACGGGAGGCTACAAGGACCACGGGATTCCTGTGGGCACAATCTGCGAGGTGTTCAGCGCCGAGGAGGGCTACGAGTTCCCCTATGAACTCATGAACACCGGTAGCGGGAAATTCTACGACAACAACGTAGCAGAAGACGAAATCGAATTTGTGGAGGACTAATGAGCCAAGAGCAAGTGAACCACCCGAGCCACTACGGTGGCGAGGACAACACCTACGAAGCGATTAAAGTTATTGAAAATTGGAACCTTGGCTTCTGCCTCGGCAACGTCGTGAAGTACATTTCGAGAGCGGGGAAGAAGGATTCAGGGAAAACGCTGGAGGATCTTCGCAAGGCTTTGTGGTATTTGCAGAGGGAGATCAGCAACTTGGAGGCTGTGGAGAAGTCAGATGCTTTTTTGGCTTGCATGAAGGAGATGCTAGACAAATCGACCAGTCATGTTCCAGCGACTGGAGGGCTACTTCCTCCCCTCAAAAATCCCCCGTTCTTTGGGGAGTATGGAGGATGCGACGCTCATATCGTCTACTGCTCCGACTTTAACCAGCATAGTAAGTCTACTCCCCCGATACTTACTACGCAAGATTCTGAGGAAAAACTGGACCTCGGTGCAACCAACCGCTTGAAACCTGTGGAGGACAAGGCTGAGATTCCGGAGAGCCTCTGCCCTGCCTACATCCGGGAGCATTTCAAGCCTAAAAATCTCGTGGAAGACATCGAGAAGGAAGTGGTTTTTCCCTTGACCAAGAAGTGGCTCGAAGACGCCTACGACGAGCCTGTCAAGGACGATCTTGGTTGGTTCGACAGAGATAAATTCGGTTCCCGGCCAGACGAAGACGTCTACGACGAGCCTCTGATTAGGCACACGACCGGAGATTCGATTATGACTGGTCTCAAAAAGCTCGCAGAGGACACTATTGATGTCCCGCCTGCGACTGGGTGGGTACGAATTTGAGCGCCTCGGTTCAACTGGAACTCAACGCGCTCAAGAAGGTGCTTCAAGACAAAAATCCTGAGCTTCTAGTAAGGCTCTCTCCAAGGCACTTCGGCAACGAGGAGCTTGCTAAACTTTTCACCTTGGTCAAGAGATTCTTCGTGGACACAGGCCAATTCATCGGCTGGGACGTTCTCAGGAGCAACGTAGCTTCCAAGTGCTCGACGGTGGACAAGCAGCGATACCTGATGGCTTTGCTGGATCAGATCCAGGAACGGGACATCAACGGCTTGACCGACGACATGCTAATGACCGAGCTGACGGACCAGGTGAAGATGCGTCATCTTTTATTGGGACTCCAAGATATCGCCCACGCCGCTGAAGCAAGGGACACGGAGAAGGCCTTCGCTCTTTTTAGCGGGTTGCATGAGCAGATCCTACTGACGGGCGATAACGAGATTTTGAATTCCGACATGCTCACCCTTGCGGGTGCAGATGTTAGCTTCGAGTGGCGCACAACCGGCGTTCCGGACATCGACCGAAGAAATGGGATTTCCCTTGGCTCGCTGGTTCTGATCTGCGGCGACACCGGGACGGGGAAATCGACCCGAGCCCACTCCATCGGCATCCACCAGTACAACAAGTACCGCGAGGGAGTCGCCTACTGGAGCTGGGAGCAGGGCAAGAAAGAGATCATGGCAAGGATCTGGTCCCATGAATCGGACGTGGATCTCGGCAACATTATTTCTGATGAATTGACAAAGGAGGAGCGGGGGAAATTAAGGGCAGCTAAGTTGAAATTTCTCTTCATCAATTCAGATGTGAATTTTGTGGAGGAGAGCCTTGAAGCGGGTTTATCAGAAGAAGAGTTCATCCAGGAAGCGGCTCTGCGATTCGAGCGGAAACCGGAGGGGTTTTATATTTATGACCACGCTCCAAACTTCGATGACCTCTTGGTGGAGATGGAACTGCTGCGGAGCACTAAGGGCGTCCGGATTTATGTTTGTGACTACATCACGATCATCCCGGCTGGTGCAGGGCACCGAGGACTTCAGAGCTGGGAGAGGTACCTGGAGATGTCCAAGGCCTTGAAGACGTTCGCCAGGAGAGGGAACTGCATCGTCATCACGCCGCTGCAGTTCGACTCCAAAGAAGGCAAGATTCGCTTTTCTCAGAACATCATCAACGACGCAGACTTGGCAATCGCGATGGTCACCGACAAGGAGGACCTGGAACTAGGCACGGTCACGAACCAGTTCATGAAATTCAGGAATTACAAAACGATTCCGGGGGAGCCTCTGAGCGACTTCAAGGAGTTGAAAGCTTTTGATAAAGCGAAGTTCACGAAAATTAGTTTTTAGGGAGGAGGGCCTATCACGATTCACCTGATACAAGGCGATTGCCTTGAACTGCTTTCGTCGGTCCCAGACAAAAGCGTTGATATGATTTGTGCGGATCTTCCCTACGGAACGACCCAGTGCAAATGGGACACGATAATCCCGCTGGACCGGCTCTGGCAGCACTACGAACGAGTAATCAAGGATCGAGGAGTGATCGCGCTGCACGCGCAGACTCCTTTCGACAAAGTGCTCGGAGCCAGCAACCTGAAGCTGCTCAGGTACGAATGGATTTGGGAGAAGGGCACGGCAACGGGCCACCTGAATGCGAAGAAAGCTCCGATGAAGGCTCACGAGAACATCCTGATTTTCTACAAGAAGTTGCCAAAATATCACCCGCAGATGACCACGGGGCACAAGCCGGTCAACTCCTATTACACTCGACGGTCGGGCAGTTGTTACGCTGAGGCGGATTCCATTTCCTCCGGAGGAGGGAGCGTGGAAAGGTACCCACGAAGCGTCCTGAGGTTCTCTGTTGAGAAGAACGGGGTTCACCCGACGCAGAAACCGGTTGAGTTGGTGGAATATTTTTTGAGGACCTACACGGATGAAGGTGATCTTGTGCTGGACAACTGTATGGGCTCGGGAACTACAGGGGTCGCCTGCAAGCGCTTGGGTCGAGACTTCATCGGGATGGAGTTGGATGAGAATTATTTTGAAATCGCCAAGAGGCGAATTGAGGAGGCTGCGTGAAAATCTACACCGAAGAGGTTTGGTGCTGCTACAACTGCCCTAATCTGAGCAAAGGTTATGGCTCTGATTATTGTTCTGCGAGTGGAAAGGGCATTCCCAACACGAACGAGATCGCCTGGCACTGCCCACTGCCGGACTTGGAGGAGACCTAGATGCCCTACCCAATAAGATTCTGTCTAACTTCAAGCAGCTTCGGGCTTTCGACCGAGCTAAATTCTTGGACATAAGTTTTTAAAAAGGAGGCCACATGAAAATCTACACCGTCTCAATTTTGAACTGCCTTTTCTGCCCCAGCTGCGAAGTGAGGTCAGGCTTTGAGTACTGCGTGGAAACGGGGGATCGTATCAAGTGGGACGTGTTCCCCGAAGATTGCCCACTGCCTGATCTGGAGGAGACCCAATGCAAATGAGATGTCCTCTCCTGAAATGCGGAGGGACCAAGGATGCAACCGTATGCGTCTACATGTGCAAGACGGGCACGAAGTCGCGCTGTGCGGAGTACTCACGCAAGTACCAGGAACTTCTGAAGTTTCAGCCTGAGGAAAAAATCACGGAGAAGTATGGGGCGCCTGAATTGGTGGTGCCGTTATCACTGAGGAAAAAGAGGAAGAGGAGGGTTGGGATTTGATCACGGATTTACGTGAAGCGATCAAGCACCTGACGTTAGAGGGCTTGATCAAAGAGGAGCTTGCGCTTTGTAAGAGGTGTTCAGGAGTAGGGAGGAACGAGCACAGGGAGTTGGTGGATTACTATCATCACGAGTACCAGATCACCTACTACGAATGCAAAGACTGCAATTCGACCGGAAGAATCTACAAGCAAACCCTGAATCTGACAGGATTCAGGCCATTTAAGGAGGCAGGAGATGGAAATTAAGGAGAAGGTGGTCTGCAAGCGATGTAGCCACTTCGTAACTCCTGGGGAGTGGGACTTCGGAGGCGAGAGGTGCTCCCACCTGTCTTGCTTCGAAGGCACCGGATACGACCCCAGAACTGGCAAGGAGATCCTGAGGCGCGTCGCGGATTACCCGAGTAAAAACCGAAATCTGGATTGCCCGGACTTCAAGAAAAAGTGGTTCTTATTTTAAAGGAGGCAGGAAGTGGAAATTAAAGCTGGAGACAAAGTTAGGATCAAGAGTTGGAAGAAACTGCTGGAGGAGAACTCGGAGTTCCATAACCTTAACAGAGGACCTTCGTTTGTTGATGAGATGCGGGAGTTCTGTGGGGTGGAACTGGCCGTGTTTAAAGTGTGGGAACACGAAGAAGACGAGGATTCTCAAGTCCACACTTGGTTTGAGGCTGAAGATGATGCCTGTGAATTCTACTTCAGTGACTGGATGGTCGAGGAGGTTATCTCGAATGAAGTTTAGTTATTTTTGCAAGAACTGCGGATTCTCAGTACTTTCCAACGACAAAGCCGAGATCAAGCTGGCGAGGCAGATGCACAAGTCTCGCGTCATCACGGACGCTCAAGGCTTCAAGCGGGTCATGCCGAAGTGCATCTTGGTTCCTGTAGGAGATTCTGGGACTGTGGCTCGTCCTGGATTGGCTCACATTCTGGAAGCGCGGAGGGGATATGTTGGTTAAGATCGGGAAGGTCATGAACGACCTCGGGACTTCGATTGTCGCCTGCTGCATCCTCTATGGGATCGCGGGGCTCAGCCTCGGGGTCGGCGCGTTCGGGATGGATTACTTCCTCGCTTCGATGCGAGTAAATTTTGGAGGTTAGGGATGGGCGTTGATTATTTTTCCTGTGTCAGGTGTGGCGAGACGTTCCCGGATTGCGGTTACTTTGAATGCTGCGACTGCGGGAACGTGTGGTGCTCCGATGAGTGTGCTGAGAAGGATGGTTTTGTTCGGGCAGACGAGGACGAAGAAGACCCCTATGCAGAATCCTCCTGCAAATTCTGCCGGAAGGAAGATGTTGTTGACGAGAAGCTCCTGAAGCACTGCCTCAAGATGCTGGAGATCTCCCGAGAGGATGCTGTGGCGAATTACTTTGGCAGGGGCTAACTACAACAAATCCCCAATCGAGCCGCTGGGTTACCTCGGATGGAATCAACATTCAATCTTCAAGCACCACCTCAGAATCCCTCTGCCCTACCTAAGGGTTATAGTTAAAAATTACAGGGACCTCACTGAGGTCCCAATTTTATTACCTGGCTTGATTGAGAAAATCGACCAGCACCTTTGGAGCCTCATGCAAGAATTAGAGTTTTTCGAGAAAAAGCTGAAAGCCTCCGGAGTGCCAGTCCCGTACATCCGGAATGACGAAACTCCGGTCGCTGGGGTCAAGACCGTGAACGCCTACGATTTGATTCTGGGTGCTGTCGGCAAGATCCTGAACAAGCCGCTGGTCCTCTACTTCCACTCGGGGTTTGAATCCGCAGCTCTTCAGGCGGCTTCGAACATTATCAAAGCGGCTATCAAGTCCGGAGTTGATGCGAAGATGGTGAGTTTCGGGAAGCTCCTCGAAGAGATCAAAAAGTGGGATCAGAATAATTACGTAGCAACCACAGCCGACAAAGCGGAGTTGCTTTGCCTGTACATGGTCGGGACGGAGTACACCACCGATTTTTCTCAATCCGTCTTGCAGATGCTGATCCAGCACCGAAGGACGGAAGGCAAGCCGACTTTAGTTTGCTCGCATTTGGACCCTGTGGAGTTCAAGAAGAGGTACTTCGAATTGAACGGGGTTGCTATGAAATGGGAAGATCCGGGGATGATTACGACGGTCGATGAGTTAGTTAAGTATTTGAAGTCTTAGGTTTGGCTGAACAAATTCAGAAGTGAATTAAAAAGGAGGCCGCATGAACCAAATCAAGCAACTCGTTTTAGACGCGGTGATGGGCAAGGCGTTCTTGAGTGTGGAGGACGCCAGGCTGATGGAGGATAAGGGCTTCGCTACTTTCAACGACAAATTTTCCTGGAAGTGGAACAAGGAAGCCCTTGGAGCGCTAAGCACCGAGCAATTGGTGGAGCTGTGGATGAGGGAGGTTTAGGTGAGCGACATCAAGGAAATGCTGGTCGCAGCGGTAATCGGAAGGGGGATGCTGAGCACCACCGACGCAGCGATGCTGGAGGAAAAGCAACTAGCAAAATTCTGTGGGGAAGATGACTGGGAATGGGACAAGCAGGCGCTTGAGAAGCTTGACGCCGAGGAACTTTTTGTCCTCTTTAATCGGCCTGAGTGATGGAAATCCTTGATCTGCTCGAAAGTAGGGGCATCGACTACGAAGCTAAAGGGGGCATGGAGATTTCAATCACCTGTCCTCACCAGCACCTCCACGCAGGCGGAATCGACGGGAGGCCCTCATTCCAGATTAATTTGGAGAAGCAGGTGGGCCACTGCTGGTCTTGTGGATTTAAGCTAAATCAGGCTGGGATGTACCGATGGCTCCTCGGTGAAGAACTGGACGAAATGCAGGAGCTTGGGCTCGGGCTACGAGGAATTTTGTCGAGGCTGAGCAAGACTGAGGAAGTTCCGGTTGTCGAGGAGGCTCCTGAAATATTTTTTCCGAGTGGGGAAATTTGGGACGAAGATTACCGAGGAATTCCTGCTTCCTTCTACCAGGAGATCGGGGCGGTCAAAGTTTTAAGGGGAAGGTATTCGAACCGCCTGGCAGTTCCAATTTACGTTGACGGGAAGCTCGTCGGGGTTGATGCCAGGGCGCTTGGAGATGAGCAGCCTCGCTATTTAAGGAACAAGGGCAGCACCTGTCGGCACAATTGGCTTTTTCCAATTGATTTAGTCAAGAAACAAAAGCCGAAGATGATCCTGCTAGGTGAGGGCTTGTTCCACGCGATCAAGCCCAACTCGATGGGGTTCCCGGCAATTTGTTATTTCGGCGTAAATAACTTCAGCGCTAACAAAATCATGATGCTGCTCTCTACTGGCGCTGAGGAGATTTGCTACGTCGCAGATCCCGACAAAGCTGGGTGCCAAGCGGCTCAGAAGATCTGCGCGGCGTTGACTCCGTGGTTCAAGGTGACGATGGCTGATTTGTCGGTGTACTACGAATCCGGAGACGATCTTGGGGATCTCGATAGGGAAAGGCTGGAGCTTGCTCTGGCAGGCAGAGGCACCATCAAGCTCCCCACCTGTCTCCTCGAAAATTGGGAGTTCAAGATCGAGTTCGGTGCCGAGTGCAAAAAATGGAAATGCCCTTTCAACGCGAAGGGGAAATGTGGAAACGAGTTGTACGAACCGGAGGGATAAAAATTGGATCATTACGAAAAATTTTGTTGTGCGGTGGATTTGCTGGTCGAGGCGAATGAGCAGTTTCGGGAGCGCTTCAAGGACGAAAAGTGGTTCAGTGTGCTAGGGCCTGTGGGTTACGCGATGGATATTGCTACGGTTCATGTGAACCCTAACCGACGTGCAGGCAAGACCGAGTGCATCAAGGACAGAGCGAAGGCAGGGGATCTGATTGTGGTGGGCGGTTACGAGCAAGCCCTTCAGTACTCAGCAACTCCCGCACAGGTGTACTGGACCACAGGAAATCTTCCTTACCCGACTGAAAGATTCAACCGAATCTACGTAGACGAGCCTTGGCTGGTGTTTAAGGATATTCGCGTAGAAGATTTCTACCGTGCCCTCTGCAAAGACGCGCACCAAACTTTCATCTTCCTCGGGAGGAACTAAAATGCTCGACATCGTAGAAGCAACGGAGGGTGCGAGGTATTCCTCGGTGCTTGAAGAGGTTATCCGAGAGCTTGGTGGGGTGGAAATTCTTCGTTGCTCGTATGGCCCTGAAGAAGTGGACATCGACGTGCTCCTGGAGGATGGGAGGGTTTTTTGCTGCGAGTACGACGTAACTGATTGCGCCTGGTGGGACAAGATCGAGTTGAAGTTCGTCAGGGATGAAATGCTGGGGGATTCGATTTGCTATGCGAGCCTAGAAATCTACAAGAGCAAGATGGAGTACTTGCAGCGGATGAGCCGGTTCGGTTGGGAGCCGCTGGCTCACGCCTAAAGGAGACGAAAAATGAAGAAGTACGAAACTCGGCCTAGAACCGGAGTTGAGACTTACCTAGCAGAAACCACCTGCGATCTCTGCGGTGCGGTAGCCAAGCGCGGGAACTGGGAGTCTTCTTCCTGGGAGGTGAACGAAGTCGAGGTAGAAGTGACGGTTCGCCAGAAGGACGGCTCCAGTTATCCGGAGGGAGGCTGGGGCACCGAGTTGAACGTAGACATTTGCCCTAATTGCTTCAAGGACGTGCTGATTCCGTTCCTGCGGAGCAAGGGCGCTCAGATCGAAGAGAAAGCGTGGGATTTCTAAGGAGACGAAAATGAAATGGTGGGAAAATCCTGAGATCAGGAAAATGTACGCGGTGGGTCAGCACATGGCTGGTATCGCAGACGATGGGCAGGTAAACGGCTGGATGCTGGAAGGGCTCTTCGAGACCGAGGAAGAGGCCGTTGAGCACTGCACCGAGGATTACCTTTTCATCGTGCCTCTCCCAGTTGGGATGATGACCGGCTTGGCTGTACCGGACGGGCTGTGGTGGCCTCGCTTGCAGACCAAAGTGGAAGGGCAGGCTCGCCTGGATGAGGGCCGCAAAGACGGCACGTTTATCTGCGACTAAACAAATTCACATCTGAATGGGAGGTAGAAATGGCAGGAGGATTTCATAACATCTGCGCGGTTTGTAACCAGCCGTTCAAGGAGCAGGACAAAGCCGTGGTGAGGGCACTCGTGGTCGTCACAGGCGGTCGCTCGAATCGAAGCAAGTCAGGGGAAGTTATTTCAGGGAAAGTGGCGGTTAGGTTTCGGGTTGGTAGTCGGAAAGAGTTGGTTCACGCAAGTTGCTGGGAGGATGGCGAGGTTTGATCACACCAAGAAAAGCACCAAATAATAAAGTACTGGTCATCTACGACCAGCCACAGCACCAGGACTGGATCGACAGCGGGGTTATCAACAAGTATGGGCTGAAGGATCTGTTGAAGGGCCTCACCGAAGTTGGGATCGAGTTGGAAGATGTTTCGGTCATCTGCCTGTCGGATTACGCAGACGGAAAGGCAGCAGGTTTCAAGGAGAAGGCCGAGTACGTAGACGAGTTCATTGGGTCCTACGCTCCGAACCTCCTGCTCTTCGCTACAGCCAAAGCCTTCGAGCTTTGCATGGGTTCGAAGGGTGCCTCGAAGTTCTACGGCAGGATCATCCAGTGCGAGAAGTACCAGACGAAGGCCCTGACGATTCCACCCTACTCGATGGTGAAGCACAACCCGGACATCGTAGGGACGATCAAGACGTGCTTGGAGTTGGCTAAGAGGGAAATGCAGTTCCCTGAACTGATCGAGGAAGAACGCGAGCCTAGATTTTATACGCTCGTGGACACCATCGAAAAGTTCAGGGCCTTCTACGCCTTCTACAAGGAGAACGTTTTCCGGTACGCACTGGACATTGAGACTTCTGCGCTGCAGTTTAATCAAGGAAAAGTGCTTACGATTCAGTTCTCGCACAAGGCTAACTACGGCTACTGCATTCCGACTCCGGATTACCACGGGAACTGGACCGCGCAAGAGTGGGCCGAAATCGTAACTGGGTGCAACGACCTGATCGACGACGATTCCAGAATGAAGATCGGGGCCAACATCTACTTCGACTTCAAGCACCTCGCGTACAAGTACAAGACCAAGCTCTGCAAGCACAACGTCTACGACGTTTTAATTGCGAGCTTCCTCTGCGACGAGAACAGGGAATCTCACTCGCTGAAGTACTGCGCGGCCACTCTTCTGGATGGCTTCGGGGATTACGATGCCCCGCTGGAGCTTTTCAAGTCCAGGTACTGCAAAGAGCACAAGATCAAGAAAACCGACTTCACCTACGACTTGATCCCGCTGGAAGTCCTGTTCCCTTATAGTTGCATGGACGTGGATGCCTCGATCCAACTTGCGGACTACTTCGACAAGCAGTTGGAGATCGAGGAGCAAGTTGAGGTTTTCAAGGACGTGAGCACCTACGCTTACGCCCTGGCGAGGATCGAGCAGTGTGGCTGGAAGGTGGACCTTCCCGAAGCTGAGCGATACAAAGCCGAGCTTGAGGAAAGGATCGAATCTCTTGGTGAGGAACTCAAGACGTTGCCTGAGATCCAGACGGCGGTTGCTCTTCTGTCCCGAGTCCAGCTTGAGAAGGAGAACGCCAAGCGCAAGAACGCGATCACTGAACTGAAGAAACCTCTGGTTTTCCTCGTGAACAGTGTGAACCACAAGCGGTTCCTCTTCAAGGACGTGCTGAAGTTCCCGCAGATAAAAAAGACGAAGAAGGGCGAGTACTCGACGGACAAAGAGAGCTTCCTGGCTTGGGCCGAACAATTCCCTGATGTTGGTGCCTTGCGGGTCATAAAGGAGATGGAGGGGCTAAAGAAGATGCTCAGCACCTACGTGCTGGCAATCATCAACCGCTCGGTGGACAGCAGGATTCACTGCTCGTTCCGTGTAGCCTCACCAAAGACCGGACGTATAAGCTGCGTAGCCCCTAACATGCAGAACATCGCCATGCACTCCGAGGAAGCACAGAAGCTCAAAAAATGCTTCATCTCAGAAGAGGGAACTTCTCTGGTCGTAGCCGACCTCTCCAACGCTGAGTTGCGGATCACCGCAGCAATCAGCAAGGACCCTGCGATGGTCGAGGGCTTCAAGAACGGGCTCGATCCTCACTCGAATACGGCACGGGAAGTTTTCAAGCTCGACTGCGAAGTCCATGAGGTCAAGGAGAAGTACAACAATTACCGCCAGATCGCCAAGACTTTAGGATTCGCCGCTTTGTATGGAGCCGCTCCTGCCTTGATTGCGAAGAACGCTGGGATCTCCGTTGAAGAGGCCCAGAAGAATCTCGCGGAATATTTCGCGAAGCACTACGGCATCCGCCAGATGCTTCAGGAAAATGTGATGTTCGCTAGGGAGCACGGCTACGCGGTAGCAGTCTCTGGAAGGAAACGGCGGGTTCCTCACATCGACTCCGAGGACGAAGGGCTGCGGGCTAGGGCTGAACGCCAAGCCAACAACTTTATCATCCAGTCGGTAGCCAGTGACGGGATGCTCCAGAGCCTGGTCAACATGTGGGCCGAGATCGACGAGCGTGGGTTGCCCTTCAAAATCATCAACGTCATCCACGATTCGTGTGAGATGGAAGTCCCGGATTCAATGATCTCCGAAGCGCACGAATTCATCGTCAGGCACCTCAGCAGGTGGCCGAAGGGATTGACTGCGGACTTCCCGATGAAGGCTGACGCTGAGGTAGGCAAGACCTGGGCAGACCTGAAGGAGTTCGATCTTGAGTGGGTCGCTTTGGCTGAGAGCGAAGAGGAAGACTCGGAGGAATCTGAGGACGACATGGAGGACGCAGCGTAAATGACTGAGTTCATCTGTGATTGCTGTGATGCCCTCTGCGTCCTGGACGTAGACGACGAAAATCCCGAGCTTCCAGTCTGTTGCCCCTACACAGGACAAGCGGTGTTCTGGGAGCGGATTATGGATGTGATCGTGGAATGCTAAAGGAGGAAGCTTATGGAGGAGAACTTTTAATGAAAGACGTAGTTGGAAACGAATTGAAAGTCGGGCAACAAGTGGTGACGAACGTAAATGGCTACCTGTATTCGCTTTGTGTGGCTGAGATTTTAGGGATTACCCCTCACAAGGTCAAGCTCAAGTCGAGTGTCGAAGAGGATATCTTCTATAAATTCCCCGAGCAGGTAGCGGTGGTTAAGAGGGAGGAACAAATTTGAAAGAGTTCGAAGTTTTTCAGCAAATCCAAGAAACTGCTTCAAGAAACGAGAAGATTGAGATTTTAAAAAGGAACGATTCTCCGAATCTCAGGAAGCTCTTGAGCTTGACCTACAATAAGTTCATCACCTACCGAATCAAGCAGATCGAGTTCCCCTCGTCCTACAACGAGGTTCAGCCTGACATCACGCAGGATCTGGAGGAGCTTCTCCTTCTACTTGCGAAGCATGAAACCGGATCGACTGCTGCGAAGAATATGATCAGAAATCTGATGAAAAAATGTACCGAAACCGGGGCGATGTGGGTTTCGCGGATTGTCACGAGGGATCTGAAAGCGGGTATTGATGAATCCACGATCAATGCCGCGTTTCCCAAATTGATTCCGACGTTCGACGTGATGCTCGCCCAGCCGATCTACAAAGGAGGCAAGACGCCGAAGAATCTCTGGCCTACGTTGAAGTATCCCGTTTTAGTAGAAGAGAAGCTCGACGGCCTTCGCTGTATCGCGGTCTGCAAAGACGAGAAGGTGACGTTTTTTAGTAGGGAAGGGCATGAATTCGATGAGCGCGGAGTGATCGCTGCGGAGATCCTGAAGTTGAGACCCGGAACGGATTTTGTTCTCGACGGGGAAATTCTCGCGAAGAGGTTCAATCCGGACAACAAAACTTTCTTGAAGTGCAAGGACGGGAACTGGGTGTACGAGGGAGGCAAAGCTCTGCTCAAGAACGAAGCCACGACTGCTGCCGAAGTGAGGGAGTACCTTGGATTTTTTTGCTGGGATTTGTTGCCCGTCGAAACCTTCTTTGAGCAGAAGAAGTCGGCGCCTCTTTCAGACAGAAAGCTCGAACTGTCCTCCCTCTTCGAGCGCCAGGAGCAGCCCTTCAACAACCTGATCCTGCTGCCGAACGCTATCGCGAATAACGAAGCAGAATTGAAGGAGCTTTTCCACCGCGTTAGGACGAAAGGCGGCGAGAAGTATTCAGTTCTGAATTCCAAGGGGAAGGAGGTGGAGTATTCGTGTGGCCCTGGCGAGGGATTAATTGTCAAGGAGATGGAAGGGCCTTACGACTTCGGAAGGTCAAGGCGGTGGCTCAAGGTCAAGGAGTTTTTCACCCTAGACCTGAGAATCGTAGGAGCCTACGAAGGCGAGGGCAAGTACCAAGGAATGCTCGGCGGCGTCAAAATGGCGTCGGACTGCGGGACTATCAAGACTGACTGCGGAACTGGATTTGATGACGCTCAACGCTACGAAATGTGGGTGGAGCATTTGTGTGGGCGCCTCGTAGGTTTAATAGGCGAGGTCTCAGGCCAGGAAGTTACGGCTGATGGCTCGTTGAGGTTCCCTGTGTGGCTGCGGCTGCGGGATGACAAAACAAGCACGAATATCGAGGGCTAGAAAATGAATCTCTGTAAAATTGGTTGGCATGACTGGGAGGTTCTGAATGACGCACCATTGCTCTGGGAATTGGTAGGTAATTTCTTGACCCGCGAGGGTTTTGGTGGGCAGCAAAAAAAGGATGGTTGGTTTTATTGGAAAAGGGAGTCCGACGAAATTGTGCTCTTCGAGTTCCTACCGTTTCACGGTGGGTTGTCTCGGGCGATCCCCAGTTCACCAGAATCCAAAGTCTGCCTCCGCTGTGGCAAGACCCACAAGAATTACTCGGAAGAAAAGGTGATCGCGAAGGTCCACGAATTGGTGCTGGAAAAGGAGGCTGAATTGGCAAGAAGGAAGAAAGCTGAGGAAATGCTGGGGAGGTCCAATTGAAAAAACGAATCCTCCTTGTGGACTTCGCCAACTCCTTCTTCAGCCAGTACCATTTCAAGAACCCGGACAAAGCCTGGAGCTTCCTCAGCGACATCAAAAAGATCGTCGAGCAGTTCAAGGTCCACAAAGTTGTGTTCGCGTGCGAGGGCGGGAAATCCAAGTACCGCCTGGGCATCTACGAAGGCTACAAGGCGAACCGAGAGGAAACCAGGAAAAAATGGGACGCGGCTGAACTCGCTCGCTACGCTCGATTCAGGAACGAGGAGATGCCCGACTGCGTTGACCTCGCGAGGAAAATGGGGATTCCCTGCCTCTCGGTCAAAGGGGTGGAGGCTGACGACGTGATCAGCTTCGTGGTTCGCCACGTTGACCTCGAAGAATTCGATGTGATGGTCCTGAGCACCGACGCGGACATGCTACAACTCCTCCGTCCCGGAGTGGCACAAGCGGGCTACGCAAAGCCCATGATTATGCCCTTGAGCCAAGGCGAGAAGATCCCGCCCAAACTCTGGTTGAACCTGAAGGCCTTCCAGGAGCAGTACGAGATCGAGCCTTGGCAGTTCGCTCACGTAAAATCTTTGTCGGGTGACACCTCCGATGGTTACTGGACCGTGAAAGGCCTCGGGGAAACCTTCGCCCTGAAGATGATTCGCCAATGTGGGACCATGCAGGAAGTCGAGAAGCAATTGGACTCGCTTCAAATTTCGAGGATGCCTGCGAAGGTGAAGGAAGGGCTCAAGGAGAATTTCGAGACGGCCTACAGGAACCTGAAGCTGGCTGACCTTCACCACACGCCTGAAGTCGAGATGGAGATTTTTGGAGTCGAGGGGATCGTGTACCTGAAGGAGAATCTGGAGGATTTCGGGAACCCTAATTCTCCTGACGTTCACGAAGTCAAGGAATGGCTCCTCGAATGTGGAAAAGTCGCTGCTGCAGAAAAAGCTGACTTCTGGCTCCAGCCCTTCTCAGGGAGGTTCTAATTGTCCGAAATAACCCTAACCGACGAGCAAGCTGGCGCTGTCACCGCGATTAAAACTTGGTTCGAGTCCATCGACTCCACATCCAAAACCTTCGTCCTTGGTGGTTACGCAGGCACCGGCAAAACGACGCTAGTAAATTTCATCGTCGATGATCTCAAGCTAGAAGAGCACGACATCCGCCACGTCGCCTACACAGGCAAAGCGGCGATGGTCCTTCGTAAAAAAGGCTTGCCAGCTACGACGATCCACGGGTTGATTTACCGGCCCCGAATTGACGATCAAGGAAAAGTCACGTTTTGCCGAAGGTCCTTCGTGGAACTAGAAAAGGTCAAGCTGATCATCTGCGATGAGTCCTCAATGGTGAGTAGCACGATCAAGTTGGATCTGGAAAGCTACGGGATTCCGGTACTTTACATCGGTGATCACTTTCAGCTTCCTCCTGTGTCCAAGGATCAGGCGAACCTGATGCTCAACCCAGATTATCGACTGGAGACGATCCACCGCCAGGCGATGGACAACCCGATTATTCGCCTGGCTCACTCGATCCGGATTGGGGAGGACATCGGGTACGGGAGGCACGGAGATACGTGCTTCGTGATCCCGTGGTTCCGCGTGGCTGATGAATTTTTATTGAGCGCTGATCAGGTGATCTGCGGGTTCAACAATACTAGAAGGAAATTAAACGAGGAAATCAGGGGATTACTCGGATTTAAAGGCGATCTCCCTGCACCCGGCGATAAGCTCATCTGTCTGAAAAATAATAACGAGATGGGGCTCGTCAACGGGATGCTCGGGACGTGCGTTAATTATGACTCGGTTGGTCGCTACCTGGACTTCACGAACGACGACGGGGTTGCCTACGAATGTCTCGATATCGACGATCAGGTTTTCCTTGGTGGTTCTGTATATTACCAGCGAGGCATCGAGCAGTTCGACTTCGGCTACGCATTGACCTGCCACAAATTTCAGGGCTCAGAGGCGCCGAAAATTATGGTCTTTGAGGAATTGTTCGGGAACGATGAGGAAATGCACCGTCGCTGGCGCTACACCGCGTATACGCGTGCTTCAGAAAAATTGATGATCGTCAAATAAATATTCAGATGTGAATTTTTTGCTTGACATTTAGGCCGAAGTAGATTATTGTGAATTTCAAGTCCATGTGGTCCCCGGTTACACAGTAGTGCTGTGCATAGCCGCAAACTAGGTGCAGAAGTTGTGAGGAGCCCCTCGGCTAGGAGGGGGCTCCTCTTTTTCACCAGAAAGTATTCAGAAGTGAATTTTTAGCTTGACAATAATTCAGAAATGAATTAGGATTCAAATATGGATTGAAGACAAAACAAAAGGAGGATCAGATGTTCAACGATTTCAAGGTAGCGGTTCAAAAGCAGTTCGATGTGATGAAGCAGCACGAGCTTTTTCGCGCCGAGGTTTCCAAGGATCTTCTCTGGGAGACCTACCTCAGCAGCTTCCCAGAAGGCACCGATCCGATCTACAAAGAACGCACGGAGCACGATTGCACCTGCTGTCGATCCTTTATCAGAGCGGTTGGCGACGTAGTTGCCATCATCGACGGGAAAGTGGTCAGTATCTGGGACGCCCAGCCCGGCGGCTTCTATCAGGTAGTTTCGGACGCGCTTTCCACTCTGGTTAAATCCAGCGAAATCAGCAACATCTTCCTCCACCCTGAGTCCGTAGCCGGGGTTGACAAAAACTTCCAGCAGACGGATTCGGGAGAAATGCTTACCTGGGAGCACTTCTACATCAAGATCCCGACCGACCGAGTGGTCAAAGGGCTCGACATCGGCGCCAGACTGTCTGAGTCCAGGAGCACCAAGGACGTTTTCCTGAGGAGCCTCAAGGAAATCTCTCTGGATTCCATCGACACAGTGCTGGAGCTGATCGCGCAGAATTCGCTGTACCGGGGCGAGGAACACAAGTTCGCGGTGGAGAGCTTCTTGAAGCTGAAGAAGGAATTCGCCAAGCTTCCGGCTTCGCAGCACGACATCTTCTGCTGGTCGCGGGTGAAGAGCGTGCCCCAGTCTGTCTCCAAAATTCGAGGCACGGTCATCGGGACTTTGCTGGTGGATCTCTCCGAAGGCAAGGACCTGGAGCCGTCTGTAGGATCGTTCGAGGCAAAGGTGGCGCCTAGCAACTACAAGCGCCCCAGCGCTCTGATCACCAAGGGCATGATCGAGAAGGCGCAGAGGACAATCGAGGAACTCGGGTTAACCTCTGCCCTCCAGCGCAGGTACGCGGTCATGGAAGACATCACCGTGAACAACATCCTGTTCGCCAACAGGGAATCCAAGCAGCGGATGACTAATGTGTTCGAGGAGTTGGCTGGGGCTGTTCCCGAGAACATGAAAAGTTTCGACCGAGTTGAAGAAATCGGGATCGCAGAATTTATCTCCAATGTTCTACCGAAGGTGGAGTCGTTGGAGATCCTGCTTGAGAACAAGCACGCCGGGAACATGGTCAGCCTGATCGCTCCCATCGACTCTGACGCCAAGGGCATGTTCAAGTGGCCGAACAACTTCTCGTGGTCGTACACAGGCGACATGACGGACTCGATCAAGGAGCGCGTCAAGAAGGCTGGTGGGAAGGTCGAAGGCGACCTCTGCTGCAGGCTGGCGTGGAACAATACCGACGACCTCGACTTCCACATGATCGAGCCGAACGGCCACAAGATCTACTACTCGAACCGCCGCAGGCTATCTCCGAATGGTGGGTGCCTCGACCTGGACGCAAACGGCGCAGACGGGATGAGGACCGATCCTGCGGAGAATATTTACTACTCCGACAAGCGCCAGATGCGCGAGGGCGTTTATACGCTGATGGTCCACCAGTTCTCCCAGCGCAACAGCGACAACTTCGGTTTCGAAGTCGAGATCGAGTTCGCTGGGACCACCTACAACTTCGCGTACCCCAAGGTGATGCACCCCAGGGATTATGTCGAAGTCGCCCAGATCAAGTACAGCCACAAGGACGGATTCGAGATCGTCAAGTCGCTGCCTTCTTCGCAGACATCGAAGGTCGTATGGGGCCTCCCGACGCAGACCTTCCACAAGGTCAACGTCCTCATGCACTCCCCGAACCACTGGGACGGGCATGGCGTAGGAAACAAGCACTTCTTCTTCATGCTCGACAAGTGCGTGAACGAAGGCAAGGCGCGGGGCTTCTACAACGAGTTCCTGAACGAGGAACTGAACGCGCACCGGAAGGTCTTCGAGGTCGTAGGCTCCAAGATGAAGGTCGAGGAGTCCGAGAACCAACTCAGTGGAATCGGGTTCTCCTCAACGCAGCGCAGCAGCGTACTTTGCAGAGTCAAGGGTAGCTTCACCCGCACCCTCAAAATCAACTTCTAGGAGGAAGAAAAATGTTCGAAAAAGCCAGCAGGATGAAAATTCGTTTCGAGTCTCCCAAGGGCAACCTCAGCACCGAGGACCTGTGGGACCTCCCGCTCACCGCAGTCAACAACGGCGCCTGCCTCGACAACATCGCCAAGGACCTGCATCGCAAGCTGAAGGACAGCGACACCGAGAGCTTCGTCGTCAAGAGCAAAAACCTCGACGCCGTGCTCCAACTCAAGTTCGAGGTCATCAAGCGCGTGATAGAAGTCAGACTGAACGAGGCCGAGGCTGCAGAGAAGGTCAAGGAGTCCAAGGAGAAGAAGCAGAAGCTCATGTCGATCATCGCGCAGAAGGAAGACGAGAAGCTCCTAGGTGCATCCCTTGAGCAGCTTAGGGCGATGGTAGATGCGCTGTAGTTTTGATCGGAGCCCTCCCAAAGAGGGCTCCTCTTTTCCACCAACAATTCACAAATGAATTTAAAAAATCAGGGAGGGAACCCAACTATCTCAAATTATTTAAGGAAAATCTCAAAATGGCAAAAGCAACTGAAAAAACTAACGCAGCAACAGTGAACCTCGCAGACCTTTTTGAAGGCATGACTCCAGAGGAGATCAGGGAAATTCTTGGTGCGACCGGGCAGGCCACCAACACTTCGTTCGATAAGACCCCGACTCTCAAAGTCAACAAGTACCCGATCAAGGACACCAAAGGCAACACCGTCCCGATGGGGAACTTTGTCTACAACCAGATCACGAAGCAAGAAGGCAAGAACACGATTATCGAGGACATCGGCATCGACTGCGGAGCCAATCCTGAGATCACCATCGTGAAATTCGGGACCAAGTTCTCGTTCTTCCCGGACTCTGAGAAAGTCAAGGACGCCAAGAAGCACATCTGCCAGAGCCAACTCGTGCTCGATCCAGGCGAGAAAGCCGTAGGTGACAACTTGGGCCACGAGTGCATGTCCAGAACCTGCCCGCGTCGTGCGAAGAACGTGCTCAAGGACGAAAAGTGTACGTGTCAATATCAGGTTTTCGTGCAGGTCAAGGTAGGTGAGGAGACCAAAGGGGCGATCATGTACTTCAAGGGTACCAGCTTCCTGCCCTTCAAACAGTACCTGGACTCGGCGGGGAAATTTCCCCTCTACTTCTTCCCGACCCTCTTGAGCAGCAGATCAACGGCACCAACGTCTACTGGATCATCACTCCGGTTCTCCAGAAGGATCGCCCGTATCCCCTCGAAGAGCGCAAGCTGCTGACCGAGACCGTTAAGGCGGTTGACGAGTCCGTAAGGGGCTTCGAGTCCCAGCGCAAGTTGATCTCGGCTACCCGCAAGGAAGAAGCGCAGAAATCTCTTCCTCCCGGAATGAGCATCGAGGGTAAAGGGGCTGGCAATTCTGGTGGCCTGGGTGCAGGAGCACAAGACGCCGACTTCGACAACATCGTATTCTAAAAAGTGAGCAACTCCGCAGGTATAGGCCCTCCCTGGCCTGCGGAGTTGTTCTGGAGACAAAATGAAATCAGTAAAAGTTATCAGCTACAAGCAGATCCCTGTGCGAATCCCAACCGTACCGACTATTGTTGCTTGGCTCCTCCTGGACCGGCTACAGGCAGCAGGTTGGGTCTGGGGAGTTGTAGGGACGATGTTCGCCCTGATTTGGATCAGCTCAGTGACCACGTTCTTCATGCAGGAGACCGTGGACGTGATTAAGGACTAAAACCAAAAACTAAAAGGAGAATAAATTGTTCCTCAAATGTAAAACCATCGACCAAATCATGGGTACCTTCCAGAAGGCCATCCGTGAACTTGAGGCCCATTCCTCGAAGCACGACACTGCCGCAGAAGGCATCGAAGCCAAGATTTCGGATCTGATGAATGCTCGCGAGAAGCACCTTGGTGAAAGTCTGGAAGCAACCAGGCTCGCTGAGAAAATGAAGCAGGCGTTTCTGTAGGAAATAACCCCGCTCACTTTTCTCCCTCAGAACAGGAGGTGTAGACGCGGACGAGTAGCACGTCATTGAGGGCATGGCCTTATTTGGCTAAGGCTGGTAGCTGGTACAGCGAAGTTGGAGCGCAAGCCTCTGAGGTGCCTAGTTGCTAGGCGCTTGAAGCTCAAACCTGTGTTCTCGGTGGTTGTACCCAAGCCTAACATGAGCGACCTGAAACGTGTGAAAGGGGAGGAGCCTGTACTCTACGGTAGTTATTCAGGCAGCGCTGGCAGACCGCGTGGAAGTCTGCTCCAGAGACCTGCTGGTTATGGGGATAGCTCAACGACCTTCCGGTGCAGTTGAGTAGTAATGAGGGAACCGGAAATCTACGTCCCGTGAGGGACACTTATGGCGCCTCGGAAACTTAAGCGTCTTAGCAGGCGAAAGTCCGAGGCCAACCACCACACTCCAGAGGTGGCCGGTAGACGTGCTGGGTGAGTCAGGAGTAGGCGTGGTCCCGGCCTCATACGGGACACTAATTTAAGCCGCTGTAGTTCAAATGGAAGAACGCTTGGCTTGTAACCAAGATGTTGCGGGTTCGATTCCTGTCAGTGGCTCCACGAGTTAAGGAGATCCAAAATGAACGAAGAATTCAAAATTTATCACCTAGCAATCAACCCGGAGCGACTCAAAGAGGCTCGCGCCTACGTGCTTGATCGTCTCTGCGGCCTTCGCAATTTCGACGAGATCGACACCGATGCCCTCGAAGAGATTGATCTGATCCTCCACGGCATTGCCTGTGAAGCCAACGAGGAGTACGGGATGGACACCTTGTTCGGATGCGACAAGGACCCGGAAGACGAGGTGGCCTAAATGAGATTCATCGCAGAAGCCGCTTCGACTGAAGTTGACTTGAGGCAAGAAAGATTCGCGCCCGAAGCTCTCTACCAGATGGCTGAGGCCATACAAGGGAAGGAGATTCCGATTCTTGGGGATTTCAATCAGCACCTCAATGTTGGATTTGTGGACTCCGCGAAGGTCGTGGATAACAAGCTGATAATTGAAGGGGATATCCTTGGCTCTTACGTGCCCAAATCCAGAACGGAAGGCTACGTGGTTCCTGGGTATCAGGTTCGAGAAAATAGCCATTCCCTGTTCAAGGGATGTAGATTTATTAGCACCGACGTGAAGCTGGTCTGCTTCGGCCTCACCGACAAGCCTAGCGATTCGAGCCTGACACCCTTGAGGGAAATGGAGTTCAAGAAATGCGTCGTAGGGTAACCAACGAATATGAAGAAATTAATGACAAAACTACGGAACTAACGATAAAAGGGCGAAATCATATAGCGGTAGTTCTGGTAGACACGGAAGATGTTGCTCGACTAAAAGAGTGTGGGCTGCATTGGTGTTTAACGGTACGCGGCGGCTATGTAGTCGTGTATGGCAAGGTGTCGGGTACCAGTAGTCGTGTTGTCATGTCAAGATTTTTGTTAGACGCACCAAAAGGCTTCGACGTAGACCACATTAACCACAACCCGTGTGACAACAGGAAGAGCAACTTGAGGTTGGCAACAAAATCTGAAAATGGACAGAACAGAAAAGGTGCCACTAAAAGAAGTAAGTCAGGGGTGCGTGGGGTGTCCCAATGTGCTAGATCTGGCAAATGGACGGTCCGAGTCAAGGAGCCAGGAGGAGGCCCTTATATGTACTTCGGAAGATTTGACACAATTGCGGAAGCAGAGGTTGTAGCCAAGAAAGCCAGAAGTGTTCATCAACCTTTTAGCGAGGAGGCGCTAGTTGCCTAAAAAATTTATCTGTACCGCAGATTGGCACATCTGGCTCAGGCGAGAGGCTCCTACAACCTGGCAAATCGAACGCTATTTTTGCCTCTTCGACTATTTAATTGAAGCCTGCCTTCACCATCACGCAGAGCTTATTGTCGCAGGTGATGTTTTTGAGAGATGTGAGCCTGACCTAGATGAGCAGGAGCTTGCATTAATTTTCTTCAGAATGTGTCGTGAGGCGGGGGTCGAAGTTTACTTAGTCTCCGGGAATCATTGTACGATTGGGCCTGGCAAGGATACCTTCAAGCACCTAGACATGGGCAAGGACAAAACGATCCAAGTTAATTACAGAAGCACCGATTGGAGTGCTCATTTTCCTGACGACCGTTTCTCGCTCCACTTCATGAACCACTGCAACCTGCCAAAGGAAATTCCACCCGCAGGAGTCCAGTTCGAGTTTCAAGAAGGGCACACAAACATCCTGATCTCGCATTTCCGCTGCAACTACAATCAGTTCGTCAAGGAGGAAATTGATGTCGATCATTTGCTGGAGCCTTTCGATCTTGCGGTCGTAGGGGACATTCACAGCAGGTACGAACTAGGCAAGCTAGTCTACACGAACCACCCGATCAACAAGGAGTTTCAATCCTCGGTCGATACCGGAGTTCTCCTCCTGACCATTGACAAAGGCACCGCGAAGTACGAGCGTCTAGCCACAAATTTGCCTTCACTAATTCAGATCCGAATTCGAGCGGATGAAGAATTCCCCGCTCTGAACGACACCGACTTCTACCGGATCGAGGTCACTGGCACCGTTCCTGAGTTGAAGACCATCTCAGCGCCTCAGGCCAACGTCAAGCTGGTGAAGGTTCCTGAAGCTTTGCAGGTTCTGGTTCAGGAAAATGGAGAGCAGGAAGAAATTGCCAACCGGTCGCTCGACGAGGAACTGGCTTTGTACCTTGGCGAGCTTGGGTACGACGAAAATAAAATCGACCGGATGATGACGGTCTGGAAGGAGGCAGCTTGAAACTCAAAGATTTATTCGATATCGACGGCTCACTCAACAAGCCCAACAGAACGATCTCACTCCGTTTAAGGCTCTTCGGCATCGACGTTGAGTTCTCCCTGATGGGCTACCTGGATGATATGGTTTTCCCCTTCATGTTCCTCCCGTCGCTCCGAGGGTTCGCCTTCCAGACGCTTTTCGTCGGCCTCTTCATCGGCAGGTACCAAGACGAAGTATTGTACCCTCCAAGCCGGAGCATGGAGGAAGAGGAGTGGTAGTCAATTTCACCCGAGTCGTTGCCAGAGACTGCTTCGCCTACAAGTACCTCGACTTCAGGTTCGAGAATGGGATTCACTCGGTCATCGGGAACAACGGCGCCAGCAAGACGAGCCTTTTCCTGACGTTGATCCAGGGCCTCTTCAACCAGAACCCGAAGGGCACCAAGATCGCTGACGTGAATAACGAGATCACGGGCCAGCCCTACGAGATTGAAATCTGGTTCACCAAGGGCGCTTCCGAGTGGCACGTCAAGAACTCGAAGAAAACCGGCGAGATCGAGATTTATGAAGAGGTCAACGGAGCGAAGCACAAGCGGCATCTGAAAAGAATCCCGGACAATCTGAAGTTCATCGAAGAGGTCCTCGAAACCGACTATTCGACTTTCGTGGACCTCGTCTACCAGAGCCCTAAAAGCTCCCTGAATCTTCTCGAATCCTCCTCAGACGGAGAGAGGAAAAAATTCATCTCCCGCGTTAATCGCCTGGATGAACTCGACGCAGAATTCGACCGGATGAAGGAGAAGGAAAAGGGCCTCGCAGGAAAGCACGGCAAGATTCTGATGCTCCAGAAAAACATCGAGTTGATGGAGCAGGGCGTGGTTCATCCTCAGCCTGAACTGGAGGAAGTCGAGGTTGCTGAGCTTGAATCCAAACTGAAGCTGCTTTGGGTTGAAGTTGATAGTTTGAAAGCGCAGCAATTGGAACTTTCCAGGGACCGCTTGGAACTTGCGGAGAAGCTGAAAACAGCCGAGGCGAACCAAGCAACCCAGAGCAAGATTCAGGAACTTGAGAAGGAACTGAAGGATTTCCAAGTTCCTGCCTTAGCCAAGGAGGACGCACAAAGCAGAGCAACTAAGCTTCAGGAAGAACTCAGAACCACGGAGTCTTTGCTGCAAGAGGCTCAAGGGGTCTTGGCTAGGTACCAAAGTGCCAAGCCGCAGATTGACCGGCTGGTTCCCTTGAGGGAGGAGCTGGCTGGATTGGAGACTCCTGAAGTTGAACTGGAGTTCGCTGAGGAGCAGATCAGCAAAATCGAAAATCTCCGGACGAAGACCCAGGCGAACGTAAGCCAGCGCGAGACCGAACGACTGAGCCTTCAAAAATCATCTGAATCTGGCGCCTGTCCTACCTGTGGTCATGGAGTTGACCCGACGCAGTTCGAAGGACAAATCGCGGAGCTTTTCAGCCAGATCGAAACCGGCTACGAGATCCTGAACAAGTGCTCCGATTCCCTCTCGAAGTACCGAGCCGTTCAAAAGGCTTGGCAGGAAATCACCAGGAAAACGCAGGAGCTTGAAAAGCTCGAAGCCAATCCTGACACCAAGATCGACGGGAACCAGGCTCAGCTTGATGTCAGCACATTCGCAGATCGCAAACGGCGAATCTCGGAGAATCTCCAGGAAGCCGTTGGGATCGGGATGGAGCACCTGCTGTTCGAGCAGAAGCAGAACGAGTTGAACCGGTTGAGGGCTGAAGTTGGTCCTGTGGTCGAGGCTGATCCTCTGGTTCTGGCTGGGCTTGACCTGAAGCTGGGCGAAGTCGCTTCGCAGTTGATTTCAGTAAAAAACGAGGTTTCCCAAATTGATACTGAAGTCACCAAGGCGAAGGACCACAATGCTTTATCAAGAGCCCGGAAGGAACTCAACCGCCAAGTCGAGGAAAACAACCGCGACCTTTTATTGAGGTTAGCCGCCTCAAGAAATGAGTTGTCCAACGCAGAAAGCACCTTGGAGGACATCAGGAATTGGTTGGGAATCCTCGGGCCGAAAGGCTACCGAGTCAGGAAAATCGACAGGTTCTTGAGGAGTTTCAACATCCTGATCCGAAAATATTCGGAGATGATCACCTCGGGCAGAATCGCGTGCGTATTCTATCTCGATGAAGACGGCGAGGTCCAATTCACGGTCACCGATTCCCACAAGACGGTCAAGTGGGCGAACTGGTCGGAGGGCGAGAAGGCGCGAGTCAAGATGTCCTGCCTCTTCGCTACGTTGGAAATTTTGGAAGCCACGGGCTCCTCTTCCTTCAACGTTCTCTGCCTCGATGAAATCTTCGGGTCGTTGGATGAAGAGGGGAAGGCTGGACTTTTTGCGGTGCTGGATCATCTGAGAGGCCAGAACAAGGCTCTATTCACCATAGCCCACAGCGAGTTGGCCTTGGCGATGACCTACGACAGCGTGATCAGAGCAACTAAACACGAGGACGGAACGACATCAATTCAGCAATAGGAGGAGTATTTGAAGGTAGGAACTAAATCTTTATTGTTCGGAGTGCATCTCTGGTGGTGGCATCCTTTTGTTGTGGCCTTGGCGTGGTGGAAGCTCTATGGGTTCCCGTGGGACCCGCGCCTGTGGGTGGCGTTCCTGGTACATGATTGGGGCTACTGGGGCTGTCCTGAGATGGATGGTCCTAAAGGAGAACTTCATCCCTATGCTGGGGCTAAGATTATGCACTGGTTGTTTGATTACCACCATAAGGATCTCTGGAGTTGGAATCCTCTACGTTTCTTGCGGTATTTGTCTGGTAATTACGACGGTGCTCGTTGGTACTTCTTCTGCTTAAACCATTCACGGTTCTTAGCTAAAAGAAACGGTGATGAGCCCTCCAGGTTATGTATGGCCGATAAGTTGGCAGTGGCCTTGGAGCCTTGGTGGTTGTACCTACCAAGGGCTTGGGCATCTGGTGAACTGAAAGAATATATGCGGAGTTCTGCGCCAGATGGAAAGCACGGCCACATGAACCTCAATCAAGTGACTGCAAAGGGCTGGTACCAGTCGGTACAGCGGTACCTTCTGGATTACGCGCAGGAGCACAAGGATGGTAAAAAGGATAACGTAACGCAGATCTCGCCTATGGAGAGGTATACGGGAAAAATCGGAGTCTGATGAAAATCGAACTTTCCAACATCGAAGAAGTTTTGAACTTCAGGAATTCGCTAGTAGAACTCAGGTCACCCAAGGAAAAGAGAAAGCAATTCGCTGCGGGGGTCCTGAAGCTCCCAGAAGAATCCGAATGGCTCCTCACGTTCGCCTGCTGGTTCTGTATGTCGAATTTTCGGTTCAAGGCCATCGACGAATCCAGGTACCACTCAGTCCCGGAACTAGAAATCTCCGAAGCGAGCTTTGAGGGTTTTCTGGAAGTCGTCAGGTTCTTCAACCGGAAAGCTGTGACCTGCACGAGGGAGTCGGAGTTAATTCGATTTCTAGCGAAGACCTGTAAAATCGACAGGGAATTTTATTTAGCCCTAGTTTCAAAAAGTTTTACCAAAGGATTGCCCGTCATGGAGATTCAGACCTCGCTCGACCTTGGTGTGGTTAACACCTTCGAAATTTATAAGGCACCTGAGGCCCTCCAGACAAGCTTCGCTGCGTTGAACTACCCGGTCGCTATCTCCGCTGTCATGGCTGATGATATGAGGCTAGGGGTGGTCTCTAGGGAGCCTAGATCAAGTAGGTCGTTTATGTGCGATGCAGGAAAATTGGTTCCTGTGAAACCACTTCTGCCGGTTGATCTTCAGTACATCGGCACTCCACGATTTACCCTGACGGGCTACGCGGGGCGGGTGTCCTCAGGAAGGATCGTGTTTCACCCAGTTGATTACTTCGACAATCTGAAGGAGTTTGCCTTGACCCTCAACGGCAACCCCACAACCCCGTTTCCCGAGCGAGTAGAGAAGCTGCGAAAATTTCAGGATAACAACCTACTCACGCAGATCACGCCCAATTATGTGGGCCTCGCATTTCAGGAAGAGGAAGTTTTGGGCGAAGTCGTCAAGGTCATGGAGCACTCGGATTGCGAGTACCTCACTCTGACCGACCAGGATACCGCCAGAACCGGCGAGTCTCATGTGGTCGAGGTCAGGGTGACCGTGGGAATCGTCGAACGATTCTGGCACGTAGGTGGGAACGCCAAAGGGTTTTTAGTTTGGTTCAACGGGGATCTCTTCCGGGTAGCTTTCAGCTTCGCGGGGAGGGACAACGCCCTACTCAACAACATCAAGCCGGTGAAGGGCAAACTCTTGGAATTCCTCTACTTGAAAGTGGGAGGGACTAAGATTGGCGTTGGCAGGAAAATCCTCTGGGACAAGGCCCCTTGGCGCAGATACAGGCTGCACGGAAAACACACCCGAGTTGAAAAATGTACCCTTTGCGGAGGCACGAATGCTCCGTCGCACGGCGCGGGGATCTGCTCCATCTGCGACAAAAGCATGAGGTATTATTTTTCGCACAACGGAGTTGGGAACTGGATCGTAGCTAAGGGCGTGATGACCAAGAAGCGGCGGAAATCGTCGTGGGAACCTGAGATGCTTGAGATGGTCCCTTATCATTATAAGGGGCACCGGATCGAAGCAAGAGAAGACGGATGCTGGCGATTTTTGCCAGTTGAAACGGGAAAAGGAGATGAAGATGAAAGTGGAAGTGACGAGGGAGGAAGCGGAGTTCAAGCCGATTATGGTGAACTTCGTGATTGAGAGCAGGGAAGAACTGGAGCGTATCTACGGCGACTTCACTGAAATCGGAAAAGGTAACTGCGTCACCAAGCAAGGAACCACGTGGAGTGTCACCGACAACCTTTGTGGGGACATCGCAGACCAACTGAAGGCATACCTTGAAGATTAGTCTGCCCCTGACAGTGACCATCCCGAGGAAGACGAAGGATGGGCCGAAGTATTACTTGACCCTCAACAATTACCGCAACTGGCAGCACCATGAGAGCAACGCGCTGAAGATCCTGTACAAGGAAATCGTAGCTAAGGCAGTCGAGAAGGCCGAAGGTGACCTAGGCAAGCCACCGTACAAATTCACCTACACGATTTTCTACTCGACGAAGCGGCTGTTCGATCTGGCGAACATCGGGGCGGTGGTTCAGAAATTCGCAGACGACGCGCTGATTGAACTGAAACTCCTGGAGGACGACAATTATACGTTCATCCCTCAGATCGAGTACAAGTTCGGCGGAATCGACAAGGAAAACCCAAGGGCGGAACTTATTATTTCTGAATTTCGCCCAGATGAATTCACATCTGAATAGGAGTCAAATTGAGTAGTTACACGAAAGAACAGCTCCTCGAATTGCTAGGTCAGTTCGAAGAGAGGCACGACAAGATGCCCACTCGAAGAGAAATGCGCGCGGAATTCGGAGTTACCGAGGACCCCTTCATGCGCGTCTTCGGCGGGTGGAGCGCTGCGAAAGAGGAGTACTTGGGGAAGAAGTCGGACAAGGGCTGGAGCACTTCCTTGGTCATCCCCGATGCTCACGTGGGTCCGGGCCAGGATCTTACCCGATTCGAGAAGGCGGGTCAGCTTATGGCTGAACGCAGGCCGGATCGAGTAATCACCTTGGGGGATTGGGTCAGCCTTGAATCCTTGAGTAACTGGGACCTGACCAAATCCGGAGTCATGGAGGGGCGCAGGTACAAAGAGGACATGGAAGCGGGGAAGGAGGCACTTCGACTTTTGCTGGAGCCCAGCAAGAAGATCGCGGGTTACCGCCCGGAAGTGGTGTTCATAAAAGGTAATCATTCCAGCCGTTTAGACCGCTACCTCGAAACCAAGCCCGAACTGAAGGAGCATCTCGATCTTGTGAAGGACCTTGGGCTCGAAGAGTTGGGTGTCAACAAAGTCGTGGAGTACCGGGACAGCATTGAGTTTGAAGGTGTGCTTTTTACGCACTCACCCCAGAACGCCGCGAATCAGCCGGTTACCGGGAAATACGCGATTCACCGGGCGGCTGAGCAAACAGCCAAGTCGGTCGTCTTTGCTCACTCTCATAGGCGCGAGAGCGTTAACTACTACCGCCACGGCTCTGACACGATCACCCAGGTCAGTATGATGGGTGCCTTCTTCGCGCACGTTGATGCCTACGCATACGGAGGCCTAAACGCCTACTGGAGAGGGCTCGGGATTCTGACTCACTGGGCTCCAGGCCGCTACGACGTTGAGGAGATCGCGCTAGAGCGGCTCCTGCAGATGTATTAAGGAGGAGAAGAAATGAAAACTAGAAAATTCGCAAAAGACCTGATGATCGCCATCACCGAAGAAG